GCTTGAAGCTTGATCCTTTATGCTTGGGGCTTGAAGCTTGTGGCTTGTGGCTTACTAAGCTTGGTGCTTGAAGCTTGCGGCTTGGAGCTTGATGCTTGTGGCTTGCTGCTTGAAGCTTGAGGCTTTTGGCCCTGACCAGGTGCACGCTTGCTTGCAGCCGTCGCTTCAGCATTGCTAATGACCTGATCAGATTTATTACGCTCGCGTAATTCTTTATAATATTTTGGATGTTTAAATACAAACATTCTAGTGTTTACCATATTCAATATTTTTTACCAGCGGATCCCAACAAGCGCGACAGTCGCCGCATTCATTATTGTTGTCAGGGGCTGGACAGCTTCGACTCTTCGTCGAGACCGTCGACGTATTGGCCCAGCTCTTGACTGGTCCCTGGTCAATCATCGGTGATGAAAATCTTACAACTAAATTTGCTGGCGCCTTGTGCATATGGTCCTTGATCCACGCTTCCCGGGTCGGCATCCAGTGCCGCTTGCTGGGTGTTAGCTCACACACTTTGAAGATCTTCTCGAGATGGTCCACGTCCTGGACGTCGCCTGAATCGTGCCATCTAAAAACATCAGGCTTTTTAGAATTGATTAACGTTGCCATTGCTTCAACCCATTGCGGGTGAGCTATTGCCTTCAGACGCTTATATTGCGCTGCTTGTACAACAGCGAAAACATAGCAGCCCTTCTCAGCGTAACAGCCTGAGCATACTGAGTTAGGTATTAATTTTAACTTGTTGCCAGTCTTGCATTCAGCAGCAGGAATTCCAATTGCCCAGCCGGGCATCTTTGACGGTTTACTTAGCCCTCCAACCAGGGCCCATGCTTCTTTTGTATTCATAATTCTTTCTCCTTTAATTTATAGGATACAATAACATTATAATTTAATCTTGTCAAGCTTGCGGCTTGTCGCTTGCAGCTTGAGGCTTGTTGCTTGTAGCTCGGTCCCTGATCCTCGAGCCAGCGCGCATGCTGCAGGAAGACTCGGGCCATTGCCATGCCGGGACGGCGGCTCACTGAGCCGCCTCCTGATCTTCTTTATCCCATCGCTCTTCGAAGCGTGCTCTAGTCTCCTCCTGGTCCTTCTTAACCATCTGGATCACCAGCTCTAACGCATCTGCTATTCTTTTTAGTTCATGTTCCATAGTTATTCCTTTCTAAATACATCCTACATTATCCTTGAGCCATTGTCAAGCGCTGCTTGCGGCTTGAGGCTTGGCGCTTTATTCTTTCTTCTTTAGAATGATTTTTAGAATCATTCTAAAGTGGCTCTCGGTAGGTCTCACCCGAGATTATTCCTAACGCGTGCCGCGCATAGCGTCCAAGACCAATGGGCCACAAATTATTAGCAGGACCCTGAGTTGAGGCCGGCGTGCTTTATTTTAACAGCCCGGGCAACAGGCCTAACAAGTTATCACTTGTCAGGGTCCAGCAAATAACAGGACCATTACACAAAGTCATAGGTAATGGTCCTTTGATCAGTCACTATGCTACGAGGGGGGTTACCGGCCACAGTTTCAGGTAACATTCGGGGATCCCTTTACCGCCCACCTTGTTATAGTGTTTATCTCCACAGTCAACAATGACTGATCCCAAGCCCTCTTCGTTACTTTGGTATCCAAGGGCTAGGGATCAGTAGCACTCAATGGCTCTCTTCCAGAGTGCTAATCATCCCACTTGTTTAGAGTGTCAACTTGAGGGGATTGTTATGATGACCCCTCAAATCTAATTTTTTATCTGAACATAAATAAATAAAAAACATAAATGCAATATAATCCTTGACTATCCTATTGTCAAGTAGTAAAACAAATAAAAATAAATTAAATATAGAAAGGTCTAAAATGACAAAAATAAGAATGAATACAGAGTTGCGAAACAAACTCTTTAATAAAATAAAAAATGTCTTTGAGAACGAGGACACTCAAGAACGAGAGGCATTTCTTCAAGCAAGGGAAGAAGTAGATCAACAATATATGTATGCAAGTAAAAGAGCAAAGCAAGTTGTTGAAAGAGCATATCCACCAGAAGATGTTTCTGTTTTAAGAACTTTTAAAAAGAAATATGGAAGTCCTTGTGATGTTGTTGCAAAAGATAAATGCTTTTACTTTGCACACTCGGAAGATAAAGATGATGAGGGCGAACCAACAGAAACAAAATCACATTTTGATTTTGGTTTGTTTGGTAATCTAAATGGTAGTGAGTATAGTGATGAGGACGGAAAGAAATTTGCAGTTGCATATTTTAGAGAAGATTTAAAAGCTATGGATTGCAACCCAGATATCTATGCACAACAATCCGAGAACAAAGATAACCCACACAAAACAAAACATGTTGACGCGTGTATGAAAGCACTTGGGTATAGTGGTCATAGTTATAATGGCGAGAGTAGTAATACAGGTATGGCAAAAACTTTTAACGAGCAATACTATCTTGATGTAATTGGAACATCTTATTGCAGATCAAGAGCAATCGCTTGTACCAAAGATGAGTACGAACAATTTGAGGCATGGCGAATTGCAAAAGGTAATCTAGTCACTAAACACCAAACATGGATTGATACAATTCAAAAACAATGCGATCAATTAAAAATTGGATTGAAAGCATACAGATATCTTTCAGAGGGTATTGAACTTGCAACAGAACTTGGAATACAAGTTGATGAGGCAGAGTTAATTAGAACTAACTCAACAGGTCTTACAATTTACAATCCAAGTAATCTTGCAAGTATGATTAAAGGTATGAAGAACAAACATCAATCAAGAGAGGCTAAAATATTGGCTAGAAAAAAATATGAAGAAAGTCTAAATTAAAGTTTGACAATGTAAGGGATATCCTATAATATCCCTTACATAACTAGAAAGGTATATATGACAAACAAAACATTTTACATAACTTATTGGGCGAGTAAGCACAAAAAACATATTACTCGTAAAGGCAAACATGACGACAAGTCAAGATATGGCACATCTAAACAGGGTGTACCTTATTATGTTTATTATGACTTAGATAGTCATGGTTACAGAACTGCAACAACATCATGGAAAGTGAGGCACTAATGACAAGCTTTGAATTTTATTGTATTGTCACATTTTTTGGTTTGATAATGGGAATGGTGGTAGTAGCATGAGCAACAAACATTTTTGCCAAGGACCAAGATGTCATGAACAAGTTACACAAGATAGATTTTTAAAATCGCGTGGAGTAATTCGTGGACGATATGCATATGCTACAATGGACCAAGGTCCAAATCAATGGGGGTGGCAAGCACCAGACTCAGATAAATATTTCTGTAGTCAATCATGTAAATTTAGTTGGTTATCATTGAACATGGAAAACATCGAGCATGGTCGACCGATTGAGTTTATCAGACACAGACGAGAGAGCCAAGGTTATGCCAAGGTCAAGAATGATGAGTCTAGGTGGGGACCAGAATATTCTATTCAAAGGGTTGACAATGGTCAGCTTATAGAGTAGGATAATCCTATTAACAAGAAAGGTATATATGACAAAAACAATTAAAGCAGAGTACATGCCAGGTGGCGCAAGAAGACAAGAGATGTTAGACAAAGCAGTTGACTATCTTAGAACACCTGGTGCAACACAACAGATCAAGCACGAATTCTGTTTAACTTATCTCAAGATGACAGAGACCGAGTATCTTGAGGCACTTAACAAAGCCACAAATGGCGCAATGGTGAGGGACTTATGGAACTAAAAGATAACAAGACAGAAGAACGTAAGAATAGATTTAATGGCGAGTCTATTATGTTAACAAAGGAAGAATCTATCATCCATGATAGAATCTTTATCAATGAGTTAGCAGCTACACTAGAGGACAAAGCAGCAGGCGTTGACGGTACGTCAAAGCTTTGGGACAAAGTACGTAAAGACATTAACTACTTCAGACAACACAATGCTGAGGCATACATGGTTCTACTAGACTAGAACCAACCTTTCTGCCCTGGCGCTAACGCGCCAGGGCGCACACGTATCCGCTTCGCGGATCCCTATCCAATACCAATATCGATTAAAACGTTGACCCTATGCACCCTTTGTACAAAAAGGGGTCCCACTACTCTAGGTTGTATTGCTTGATTCAGACAGTTTATGGTGGTAAAAACATTTTCAACACTTTATGGTGCAAAAAAATTATAAAAAAATTTTTTAAAAAATTTTATGGATTTGAATAACGTAGATATAAGTAAGCTACCTGCAGACGTCAGAAAGACATTTAAAAAACTGCAAGTCATGCGTGCAGAAAAACAAATACAAAGTAAAGCCAAGAATGACTTTATGTCCTTTGTCAAATGTGTGTGGCCCGATTTTGTTGAAGGCTCTCATCACAGACACATAGCAGATAAATTTAATAAACTTGCAACCGGTGAAATAAATCGACTGATAGTAAATATGCCTCCACGTCATACAAAATCAGAATTTGCAAGTTACTTGTTACCAGCGTGGATGGTGGGCCGTAACCCTAAGTTAAAGATAATTCAAGCAACTCACACAGGAGAACTAGCCGTACGATTTGGTCGTAAGGCTAAGACCTTGATTGATAGTGACGATTATGGAAAAATATTTGAAACAAGATTAAGAGAAGATTCGCAAGCCGCTGGTAGGTGGGAAACAGCACAAGGTGGTGAGTATTTTGCAGCTGGTGTCGGCGGTGCAATAACCGGACGGGGTGCTGATCTTTTAATAATTGATGACCCACATTCTGAGCAAGATGCAATGAGTCCAACGGCCATGGAGTCTGCTTACGAATGGTACACATCAGGACCACGTCAACGTTTACAACCTGGTGGTAAAATTGTTTTAGTTATGACGAGATGGAGTAACAAAGACTTGACAGGAAAATTAGTTGGTAACCAAAAAGAAGCGAAAGCTGATCAGTGGCACGTGGTCGAGTTTCCGGCAATCATGGACCACGGAACAAAGAAGGCAAAGCCTGTATGGCCTGAGTATTGGAAACTAGATGAGCTTGAGAAGGTGCAAGCAACACTACCGGTTGGTAAATGGAATGCACAATGGATGCAGAAACCAACCAGTGAAGAAGGTGCTATTATAAAACGTGAGTGGTGGCAGATATGGAAACACGATTGGATACCACAACTAGATCACGTTATACAATCTTATGATACAGCGTTTCTTAAAAAAGAAACTGCAGACTATTCTGCGATCACTACCTGGGGTGTATTTTACCCGGACCAAGATTCAGGGGCCAACTTAATGCTACTTGATGCAATTAAAGGTCGGTATGAGTTTCCAGAACTAAGGCGCTTGGCTCTTGAACAATATAAGTATTGGCAACCAGAATCTGTTATAGTCGAGGCTAAAGCATCAGGATTACCTTTGACTTATGAGCTTAGACAGATGGATATACCTGTTATAAACTTCACACCATCAAAAGGCAACGATAAGCATGCACGTGTAAATGCGGTTGCACCTTTGTTCGAATCTGGTATGATATGGGCACCTGAACAGAAATTTGCAGATGAAGTCATTGAAGAGTGCGCTGCGTTTCCGTACGGGGATCATGACGATCTAGTCGACTCTACGACTCAAGCGATCATGCGTTTTAGACAGGGAGGACTAATTGGACACCCTGAAGATTATGTGGATGAACCACAGGATGAACGTAAAAGGAATTATTACTAATGGCAGGTATAAATGTAGTTAGAAGGTGGGTCATGAGTCAGATGACGAAAAAAGCTGACGATGGCATCATGATAACTTTACCAGAAAAAAACAAAGTAGATTTAAACGTAAGTATTACGATGGATAGATTACTTCGTAATGGTATTGACCCTGATCAGATTACAAACCCACAACAAGTAGATAATGCTATTAACATGATTAATAGCAGAATGGTAAATAGAGCTATCCCTGCAGACAGTGATGAAGGTAGAGAAATTACTAAAAGATTATTTGGCAAACAAAAAGCACCGGTGTTTGATCTTGAAGGAAATAGAATTCCAGAAGGATCAGGGATCATGGGTGGTAAATCTATAAAAAATTTAATGGAGACAGGTCAAGTCAGTAAAGGTGCTAGAGGCATGAAGAAAAGTAAAAAGGTTCAAGATCGAGAAATGTTTCAAGCAGCAAACAAAAGACTTACATCAGATGTTGATAGCATAATTAAAAATATAAAATCTATGGAACCAATTACTGCTATGAAAGAAGCAAACTCTGTAATAGCTAGAAAAGGTAAATATAAAAATTTAACACAAGAGCAATCTAAAAAAATATTACAAGATACAGAAGATCATATCTTTGAAAGAGACATACCTGAAGATCCAGAAGGTTTTGCAAAAGGTGGACGTATAGGTTTTAAAGGTGGCGCCGATATGTCAACTGTTGCAGATTCAAAAGGAAACGTAGGAGCTAAAAGCGTTAGTGTTTCTCCAAGTGGTAGTGTTACTACAAGTAACCAAGCACCATCTGGTCCTGATGATAAAGGAAGTCCTACACAAAATTTAACACAATATTTAGTTAACCAAGGTTACACACCAAAAGAAATAAGAATAGCTACAGGTGTAGATAAACCAAGTACTATAGATAAAATTAAAAATAGTCCTTATTATAATAATCCTATAACAAAAGCTGGTTTGTATGCACTAAACCCTTCATTAGGTTTTTTAGATTACAGAACTCTTATGCAGGCTAAAAATTTAATTGACTACACCACAGATCAAATAAACAATCCAGTATTTAATGAAGAAGAAGTTATGTCAGGTGGTATAGGTGGAATGACATCAAATTTAATTACAGATCAACAAAAAAGTATTATTGATAAACAAGGAAACATTGGAAAACTAACTGGTGCTTTTAATCCAGATGATACTTTTGATGCAGCTAAACAATTTGATGATAAAGGTTCATCAGGAATTTTTGGAATAGGTGAAAGACCTGCAGAACCTATGACACGTGAAGAGTTTGATAATTATGTAAAAGAAAAAGGTTATGCAACCGGCGGACGTGCAGGATTTATGGCAGGTGGCATGGGCCGTAGAGGATTTTTAAAAATGCTAGCAGGATTAGGTGGTGGAATCGCTGCAGCTAAAACAGGTTTATTAAAACTAGCTGGTAAAGAACCAGTTAAACAGGTTGCAAAAGAAGTTGTACAACAATCATCAACTACACCTCCTCCATATTTCTTCAAGCTTGCAGAAAAAATTAAAAAACTTGGTAGTGATACAACTCCTACCAATGACAGAACTATTGCTAAATCTTTAAAATCTAAAGATGGCACTGCAGATTATATATTAGAAGAAGACATGGCTACAGGAGATATACAAATTAAAAAAGTTAATATGGAACGTGACGACATGATTAATGATATAGAAATTATGGAGCTTAGAAGAGGTGAGGTTGTAAGAGGAACAGATGGTAAAGCAATTAAAACCCCTGATGAATATGATGAAGTTACAGAAAGTATTTCTAGAATTTACAAAGATAGCTTTAATGACCCTGATTACTCTGAAGGAATTAGAGTTAAAGAAATCATGGAAGAAGTTATAGATACCCCATCAATCAAGATCAAAAAAGCAGGCGGTGGTATCGCTCGAATGCTAGGAGAGTAAATGGATCTCTTTAAAAGAATACAAAACCTAAGTGCAATCTACGATGACGATGGTCCAAGCGCCATGGTCCCTGAATCACGACCCATGTTCAAAGATGGAACACCCATAAAGTTTGATGAATCAAGAGTAAAAATTCCAACGGGAAAGTTTGTTGGAGAGGGAAGAGACAAAAGTCAAATATTTAAAATAAAAAATAATACAACTGGCTCTGTTAGATATACAACCACTGGTGCAGGAGGAGGAACTAAAAAACTTTATAAATCTATAAAAGAATTAAAAGATGCTAAACTTGAATCATTACCTGATGAATTTTTTGTGCAATCAGAAACTCCATTAAAAAATGGTATTAAAGAAGTAACTTACAAAAATAGAAAAACAGGTAAAACAAAAGTATTTTATAAACCTAGAGTAGGACCAGATAAAGCTACTATACCTGGTAGAGGTGCTGAGACAAAAGAAGAAGCACAAAAATTTATAGACAATTATTTTAAAGAAAACCCAAAACAAGTGAGAGTTAGAGATCCTAAAAAAGATTATGCATCAAAAGATAAAAGAAAAAAAGTTTTAGAAGAAACTGATAAAACTAAAGCAACAGGGACAAAAAAATTTAATTACCATCACGTAAGACAAATTGCAGGAGGTGTTCCATTAACAACTGACGACGTTATGATTATTGATCAAAAAATAAACTCTAAACTAGGTGGTAAAGTTAATGAATCTTTAAATAGAATATCAGCAGCTATTCAAAAAAATAACAGATTAGCTTTAGAAGCTATGAATGCTAAAGATGAAGGAGCTGCCTTAGACTACATGAAAAGATCTGATGAACTTAATGCTCAAGCAGAAAAAATTGTAAATAGTGCTATCGATGACTTACCAAAAAAATACAAAGGTTCTGTAGGATTTAATCAATTTACTTTACCAAGAAATGAATATGGTTTGCCAATCAGTAATGAACCTATGATAATTAAAAAAGTTGGTGGAATGCCAGTATCAAAAGATGCAGTAGATTTAACAACTTTAAATTTAAAACAAGAAAAAGAATTTAGAAAAATAGTTAAAGCTCAAGCAGAAGCTGGCAAGATTGGACAAATAAAAGGTCTTTCTTCGTTTATGAAAAGTCAAGGTATAACATGTAGACTTGCAAATGGTGTTAACTGTAATATGCCACAAGCTTACATAAAATCTTTAAATGAATTATCCGAAAAAGCAGCACAAGGTAATACTGAGGCTGCATCTAAATTAAAAAATTTTAGTAGCAAAGCTCTTAAAACAGGAAAGGTTTTAAAAAATGTTTTAGGTCCACTTGCAGTTGCAAGTGAAGTAGCGTTAGAAGGAGGTATAGCTCTTAACAAAACTTTAGAAACAGGAGTTCCTTTTAAACAAGCTTTTGGTGAATCTTATTTAAATAAATTGTTAGGACCAAAATTACAAATAGATGTTGAAGCAGAACGTGCAAAAGAAATGGCTAGAGGTGAAGAATATGCTATGGCAGAACGTGGTAGAAGAATGGCACCATTTATGGCGCAGAGTAAAGCAGCTGATGAAAGAAGATTAAAAAACAGAATGCAACAAATGGAAGAAGTTTATCCAACAGTAGCTATTCCACAAATAGATCTAGCATTACAGGACGCTGGTTTAACTCAACAAGAAACAGGTATGACTTATCCAGAGCTACAAGATTACATTAAAAGACAATCTCAAATGCAAGCAATAGCAGATGCAGGTGGGGTTGCAAATATGGCAGGCGGTGGTATTGCTAAAATGGCAGGAGATAGATCAGGACCACCACCAGAATCAGGACCAAACTCACAAGGGTTGCAAGGTCTATTTAATCGTGTTAAGAAGGTATAGGAGTAATAAATGGCAGATATAGATAAAGGACTCCCTAACACTAGAACTAAAATTGACATCCCTTCAGATGAAGAGATGCAAGAAGAAGTTAGTGTTCAGGAGATAGAAGAATCACAAAAAGGACCCGTTGAAGTTTTACCAGAGGAAGATGGTGGAGCTACAATTGATTTTGATCCAAGTGCAGTTAATGTATCAGGAACACAAAATCATTTTGATAACTTAGCAGATATTTTACCAGAAGAAACTATCGAACCAATCGGAAACGAAATGGTTCAAAATTACATGGACTACAAATCTTCTAGAAAAGAATGGGAGAGTGCATACACAACAGGGCTAGATCTTTTAGGTTTCAAATACGAAAACAGAACTGAACCTTTCCAAGGAGCTTCAGGTGCAACACACCCAGTTCTTGCAGAAGCAGTAACACAGTTTCAAGCTCAAGCTTACAAAGAATTATTACCAAGTGATGGACCAGTTAGAACACAAGTTATAGGAGTTAAGAATCCACAAACAGAACAGCAAGCAAGTCGTGTTAAAGATTACATGAATTATTTAATCATGGACACGATGAAAGAATATGAATCTGAATTTGATTCTATGTTATTTCATTTACCACTAGCTGGATCT